TTCGTCAAATAACGTAGTATTACAAGTTGTTGCTGGAACTCCTGCTGGTTCGCCAGTTGCGCCTTCTTTACCAGCAAACTCTATTTCTTTAGCAACAGTTGCGGTTGCGGCTGGTGCGTTATCTATTAATAGTGGCAATATTACCGATACCCGTGTTGAAACAACTACTAATGTTCCAGTTACAGGTGATATAACAGCCGTAACAGCGGGCAACGGATTAAGCGGGGGCGGGTCAAGCGGAGCAGTAACTCTTACAATTAATACTGCTATTACAGCAGATTTATCTACTGCGCAAACATTTACTAATAAAACTTTAACTTCGCCTTTAATTAATTTAGGTATCAATACTCAAACTGGAACTACGTATACCACAGTATTAGCAGATAACGGCAAATTAGTAACTCTTTCTAACGCTTCGGCAATTACGCTAACAATTCCACCCAATTCTTCCGTGGCTTATCCAGTTGGCGCACAATTAAACTTGGCACAATTAGGTGCTGGACAAGTAACGTTTGCTGGCGGTTCTGGTGTAACTATTGTTTCTACTGGCGCAACGGCAAGTGCGCCTAAATTAAGAGCGCAATACTCTACCGCCACAGCCGTTCAAACAAGCACGGACAATTGGTTAGTTATGGGTGATATTTCGTGAGCCGTTTAGCCTTAACACCTACAAATGTACCTACTAGCGCGTCAGATATTTCTAATCCTGCCATACGCGCTGGCGACCTTTATTTTAATACTTCGCAAGGTTTAAAAGTTTATGATGGTTCTCAATGGCAATTAGTTTCCACCACAACGGTTTTAACCGAAATAGATGGTGGCGCATTTGATAGTATCGCACCCTATCAAGGCGGTTATAGCCCAGATATTGCGGCAACGCAAACAGTAAATGGAGGTACACCTTAAAATGGCTGTAGTAACCCAAATTCAAGCACGTAGAGGAACTGCCGCACAATGGACTTCCGCTAATCCAACTCTTGCCGCTGGTGAGTGGGGATATGAAACCGATACAGGTAAAGTAAAAATAGGTAATGGTTCTACCGCGTGGAACTCTTTAGGTTATACAGGCGCAGGAGATATTGAAGGAGTTACAGCCTCAACTGGATTAACAGGGGGCGGCACAAGCGGTACAGTTACTTTATCTATTGACTCTACTGTAACCACGCTTACAGGAACTCAAACACTTACAAACAAAACTCTTACTTCGCCAACAATTAACGACCCTAAATTAAATCTAACTATTGACGCAGAAACCGCTTCTTATACGGCGGTATTAGCAAACAATGGTCAATTAGTAACTATGAGCGTTGCTTCGGCTAATACATTTTCTATTCCGACCAATGCTTCTGTGGCTTTCCCAATAGGCACACAAATAAATGTTATTCAAATTGGAGCAGGACAAACAACAATTCAAGCGGTAACTAGCGGAACAACAACTATTTCATCAACTGGCGCAACTGCTACCGCGCCAAAACTTCGCGCTCAATATTCTTCAGCAACTTGTATTAAAGTCGCTACTGATACTTGGTATGTAGTAGGAGATATTGCCTAATGCCTATTCTTGGTCTTATCGCTTCTTCTACTCGTCAAGGATTAGCAACTAATAGTTACGAGTCAATTTCTACTCCTACTATTTCAGGGAGTGCTAATTTTGTTGATTTTACTTCAATTCCGCAAACATATAAGTATTTACAAATTAGATTCTCTGTTATTGGAAGCGTCCAAAACTCTGATATTACTGTTCAATTTAATAGTGATACTGCTTCTAATTATACATATCACGAATTGCGTGGTAACGGAAGCACAACAACCGCTTCTGGTAACGGCTCAACTACTTTTGGTTATGTTGCTACTAACGCTACAAGTTCAACCTATCCTTGCGTGGGTATTGTAGATATTTTTGATTACGCAGATACAAATAAAAAAACTACTGTACGGACTTTATCAGGTAAAGACGAAAACGGCGGGGGAACTGTACAAATATTGACGGGTGTATATAAACAAACAACAGCAATTACTTCTATTAGATTTGACGCTGGAACTACAATAGCCACTAACTCAAAAATTGCTCTTTACGGGATTAAAGGTTAAATATGCCATCAACATACGAGAGAATCCAAACTACAACACTAGGTTCAGCAACATCTAGCGTATCTTTTACAGGTATTAGTTCTGCCTATACAGATATTATTTTAGCGTGGGCGTATAAATCTAATTCATCTAATAATCCAACTTTAAGACTTACCTTTAATGGTAGTTCAACAGGATATAGCGGTAGGCAAATGGGTGGAAATGGAGTAGCGCCATTTAGCAACAACAATACCAGTGCGTCATTTATCTCTCTTGCTAGAATAGTAGGCGCGCCAAATGCGTCAGGAGAAACAGGGCTTGTGCTTTTACATGTTATGGACTATACAAATACAAATAAATATAAGTCTATTTTTTGCCAAGTTAATAGCGCAAGCGCAGGTTCAGAAGTAGATGTAGGTGTTTGGGCAAATAATGCGGCTATTAACAGAATAGATATAGACACTCCGACTAGCACAGATTATGCGGTAGGTTCAGTTATTACTCTCTATGGAATAAAGGCGGCATAATGCCTACAACATATACGCTCATCGAAACAGTAACGGTAACCTCAGGAACTCCTTCTACTATTCTTTTTTCTAGCATACCGCAAACTTATGATGATTTACTTATTAAAATGAGTATGCGAACTAATGAATCAGGTGTTTATTACTCTGATACAGATATTACTTTTAACGGAGAATCTTCTAGGCGTTGGAATGGTATGTATAATATAAATAATACAGTAGCAGGGTCAGCAAATAACGCTTTTAATATTATTGGTCCTAGTACTGCCGCGTTAGTATCTGCCAGTATATTTAGTAATGTTGAGATTTACATACCTGATTACAAGAGCAGTAATGATAAAGCCATAGGTTCTACGGGAGCCCAAGAAAATGAATCAACAAGTAATATTGGCGTATCGGGTATGTCTAATAAAGTAGTAAATGGAACGGCTATCACTAGCGTAGAACTAGACCCCTTTAACGGAACGCTAGTCACTTATTCTTCCGCATCACTATACGGAATATCTAAAGCATAAAAGGAGAAAAAAATGACACTAACTAAACTGGTTGTGGATTGCTCCACAGGCATTACTTCGGAAGTAGCATTTACTCCTGAAGAAACTATTGAATATGAAATTAGACAAGCAGAATATAATGAGTGGAGAAGGCACCAAGAAGTAGAAGAACAAGCCAAAGAAGAGGCTAAGGCTTCCGCTCTAGCCAAACTAGAGGCACTTGGTCTGACCGCAGAAGAAGCCAACGCGCTTATTTCTTAATTTAGGAAGGTCGGCAAATGACTACTACCTATCGGTATTTGTTTGCCGATTTACTTACTAACGAGATTATTGCGGAACTACCGATAACTGGCGTTAGTTTTAATCAACAATTAAATACGGCTGGAACTTTTCAAGCGCATATTCTTTTATCTGGTATTAATTCGGCTGAATATAACGTAGATAACGCCACGCTTCCTGCGCGTAACGCTATTTATGTGGATAGGAATGACGAATTAGTTTGGGGCGGTGTTATTTGGGCGCGCTCTTATAACTCTGACGCACAAACAATATCTATTACAGCCAGAGAATTTGAAAGTTATTTTGAACGTAGATTAATTACAACTACTGAAAACTTTGCGGCTACCGACCAATTAGAAATAGTTAGAACGTTAATTGACGACGCACAATTGCTTCCTTATGGCGATATTGGCGTTATAACTGGTAGTGAAACATCTGGCGTATTAATTGACCGTGTTTATTACGATTATGAATTTAAACAAGTATGGCAAGCAATAAAAGATTTATCAGACCAAGATGATGGTTTTGATTTTAATATTAAAGTTGAATACGACAACGTTACAAATGAACCTAAAAAAACTTTAGTATTAGGTTATCCACGAACAGGACACGTTGATACTGGCGTAGGCGATATGGATACAAATGTATTTATGTTTCCTGCTGGAAATATAACAAGTTACGAATATCCCGAAGACGGTTCCATTACTTCTAATACGTTATATGTAACTGGTGCTGGTTCTAATGAAGGTAAATTAATATCAGTTGCGGCGGCGGCTACTTCTTTTGTTGATGGTTTTCCGTTATTACAAACAACTACTTCTTATTCAGATATTACCGACCAAAACGTTTTAGATGAACTTGCCACAGGTCGCGTATTAGCACTTAGCGAACCACCGCCAATTATTAAAGTTGTAGTTCCAGCCTTTGTTGAACCACAATACGGAACTTACGCAATTGGTGACGATATTCGTTTAATGATTACAGATGAACGCTTTCCTAATGGTTTAGATGAAATTTATCGCATTGTCGGACTTAACGTGGAACCCGGTGAAAATGGACCAGAACGCGTTACCATAACCTTAACAATTACAACTAACTAGGAAACGTTATGGCATATATAAATCAACCACCTGATTTACGCGTTATGTTTAACGATATTTACCAGCGTTTATCCAAACTTGAAACCGCGCAAAGATTTACTACACCTAACGTAGATTTTTCAACTAATACGCCTACTAATCCGCGTATAGGCGACCAATTTTTTGATACGGACGCAGAATTAATTAAATATTGGAATGGAACTCAATTTGTAGAAGTAGCGGATAATCTTTACGGAACTTCCATAATTACTTTACCTACAACAATACAAAGCGTTAATAACAATATGGTTTATACAGGTAATCCTTGTCTTATTGAAGTTCAACGTATCGGTAAAATGATTACGGCTAACGCATTAATAAATTTTACAAACGTTACTAATTTTGGAACTGGGCAAATTTATATTAATATTCCTGTCGGTATCCCTACGCGAGCGCACGATTTACAGGCTGGCGGTTTTCTTCTTGATGGTGGTACTTATTACACAATATTTGCCACGTTAGGCGCAAGTGCTACCAAAATGTATTTACGGCACCCAACCAGTAATGGCGGTTCAGATACAGTTACGCATAATAAACCAACAACTTTAGACACAACTTCCGTAATTAACATAACTGGCGTTGCTCTGTTAGCATAATGTTATGTCTGTAAATAATTGGGCTGCTTTAGCCGTATCCGTTACAACCCTAATGGGAGCATTAGCCGTGGGCGTTCGTCATCTTGTTAAATATTATCTATCCGAATTAAAGCCTAATGGCGGTTCAAGTATAAAAGATAAAGTTTCAGATATTGATAAAAAAGTAGATAAATTGGAAGCACGTATTGACGAAATATATAAATTAATGGTGGATAAATGAACGTTATAGATATTGCTAAACAAGAACTTAATTATCAAGAAAGTAAAAATAACAATACCAAATATGGTAAATGGTATGGATTAAATTATAATCCGTGGTGCGCTATGTTCGTATCGTGGTGTTTTGAACAAACAGGCGAAATTAAAAAAGTTGCCGCAAGCGGTAAAAAAGGTTTTGCTAGTTGCGCGGCTGGTCTTGCTTGGTTTAGTAAAAAAAATAAACTTGTACCAGTTGGACAAGCACAAGCAGGAGATATTGCTTTTTTCCAATTTGATACTGACGCGGAACCAGACCACGTGGGTATTGTTATTAGGAATAACACTAGATTAAAGCGGTTAGTTTGTATTGAAGGAAATACAGCCGCAGATAAATCTGGTTCACAAAGCAACGGTGATGGCGTATATATAAAAAAACGTTCATATTCGCTAGTAATGGCTGTTGCCCGACCATAGGAGATATATGAGAAAGTTATCGGAAAAAGAAAAACTAATACTTAAATCTGCCGCACGTCATTTTGTATTAGTAGCATTACCAGTATGGCAGGTTAGTAACGGCGATATGAAAGCGTTTGCTTACGGATTAGCCGCCGCAATTATCGGTCCAGCACTTCGCGGTATTGACAAGAATGACCCTGCGTGGGGTAAGGTCGCGGTGTGGTTGGAAACTGAATTAAAGAAGAAAGCCACAAAAAAAACTAAATAATAAATTTGCCTTTACCTAGCAATTATGGGGAAGTAACTTGCTAGGTAAAGGCTTATTTTTTGAGTAAAAATTAAGGCGTGTTTAATTGTCTTTTGTTTAATCTTTGCGGTATTCTTCTGTTATGTCTTTAGAAAACTCTATTGAAGAAGCACGTTATAAGGGCAATACTCTTTGTCCTTTTGCCAGATTAATAGACGGATTAAGTGACGCTGATAAAAAAGCCCTTGACGCGGCTATTAACAAACGCCTACCAGATGTAACTCTTGCTACTGCTTTACGCAAAGAAGGTTACAAAATTGCCGAGATAAGTATTGCTCAACATAGAAAAGGATTATGTCGGTGTCGGCAGAACAACGATTAAAAGAAATACTTGAACAACGCCAGATGTATCACGGCGACTTTTATCAAAACTTTATTACTATAGGAAAAATATGGGGCGCATTACTCGGTGTAGAACCTATTGAACCTTATAAAGTTGCGTTAATGATGGACGCATTTAAAACAGTAAGAGCGTTTAAAAATCCAGAACACGAAGATAATT